TCAATACCTTCCTGTGAGGTGTGCATTATTCTTTCTTGCCAGACCCCAGAAAAAGCCCGAAAGCGCCGGTAAGGGCCCCCGTCATTACGCTGACCAAGGCCGCTTGTTCTGGATTGGGGTCAGGCAAATCCATGAACCATTCGACCACTCGATAAGTCATCACGATCATTACGAACATGACAAACCGAGGCAACACTCTCCACCGATCAAGAACTTCTGGCGTGATCATTTTTCTCTGGAAATCCCCTTAGTCTTTTCGAAGGTGCGTAACCCGCCAAGACCGAGCATTCCGAGAAGCACCGTCAGTAGACTGTCCATATCAAATTCGGGAAGCGGCGGAGCTTCTACCCCCGTGTAAGCAATTACAAAGGTAGCCAATGGCTGTAGCACGAAATGCCACATTAATGCGATTGAACAGCACCAGCCGGTTGCCGGACGCCAGCCAGCTACAAAGATCGATTTGTGCGTTGCTTCGGCCTTATTGATCTCAATTTGGCCCTTCGCCAATTCGTGAGCATGACGCTCCGACATGGTGGCAATCTCGTGGGCTAAGCGGTTACGCTCGTCTGCATCGGGGATGAACTTATCAAGAAGTCCAGTAACCGGAGCTATCAAGGCTTCGAGCATCAGTCATCATCCTCAGAGATGAAACGCCCCTTCGCATCCCGCTTCCGCTTTTTCTCAAAAAGATCTTGCACCGTATCTGTCTCCCAAATTCTTATGAGAGTCCAAACAATTGTAAAAAGCGCGGCCAAGGGGGGCAAGATTGCGGAGATTGTGCCGACAGCGGTTGCTACGGAGACAGTATCAACAACTTGCTTCATATCTTCCCCCATCAGTCATCACCCCTGTCACAGGCGCGAAGGTAAATTTGATCATCCCAAGTATATCCATTCGAATAAAGATACGGTCCGTACTCCTCGCACCATTTCGTTGAGCCCGGCTCTTCGTCATCGTATGGTTGCGCCTCATAATCAATCTTTTCGTTTGGTTTTCGGTGTATAAAGAACTCATTACCGTTTGTATAGCCAGTTTTTGTGTAAAGAGTGCTGGCCGTTTCCACATAAACTCGTTCGTTCGGCTTGACGGTATAGACAGAACCGTCTTCGTAATAAATCACCGTTTGCCCAACGGCGGTTAGAGAAAAGATTGTAAAAAACAATGCAAAAGTATGCTTCATGTGGCGCTCCCTTGTTAAGCCTTGCCGACCTACCACAATACTATCAGTGTAATCTTATATAATCCAAGCAATCGCCCCGCAAATCAAGCCCATTAAAATCACCGCAAGGAGCCCTGTAGAAATCGCCGCAGTTGTCAAAAAAGCCTCTATTCTGTCGCTACTCATTACCCACCCTTATTTGTGACTGCTCTTACAATGACGTTGATGAGGCCCCCAGCAACCCCCAAGAGCACAATAATCCAAAAAGACTTGATTAAATTGTCTTTGGTTTCCTGCTGGGCGTAAACTTCACGTTGCCTTTGAGCTTGAACTTCCTTCATGCAAGCTCGGTATTCTTCCAAGCCTTCATTTCCATAGGCATATCGCAAAAGCTGGATTATTTCTTTTCGTTGATTTTGAATGCGTTTCCTGTGAGCAAAAAGCTCAGCCGCTTCAGCCTCTACAGATCCAGAAAACACCAGCTTTTTGAAGGGATTTGCCTTTTTTTTATGACGCTCACTTGCGTAGACTACATCTGACGCATGGCCTTGCCAGCGAGCCACGACTTGGAAGGTATCTTCAATGCTTTTGCCTGCTTCGATAAACGCCCTCACGCCAGCGTAGGCTTGACTAGCGGCCGCCACGGCGGAGATTGGATCGATCATCAGACACCCTATGTATTACATACGGATCACATCTCCCTGTCTGAAAATCCAAATAAAAAGTCCACGTCTTCTCGGGGTTTCCCTCAATCTCCCTGTAGACGCACATCTTGTAAGTTTTAAGGCGAGTCCTGCTCCCTATGGCCCAAGTGTGAACGTAAGTATCCAGAACCAAATACAAAAAAATTGTTTTCAAGCATTATTAAGGCTTGGTAGGCCATGTGATGGTATGCGGAAAGCCCGCCTGTTGTGGCGTGTCTCGCAAAGCCTGCCTGTAGGTTGACATTGCTGATGACATGGTTACATCAGACAGCGCAAAAAAATCGGTTTCCGCCAGTAATGTATCTCGACGGCCTCTGACTTCCTCCGACTTGAGTTGATCGCAGTCAGCCTTTTGTTCGTCATTCATGTCTTGCTCAGACCATGCGCCCACCCAATTCCCGTCTGAATCTTGGCTGGGGGTTGCCTCCGTTACTAACTTGTAGGCGCTAGATGGGGATGGTTTTGGTGTAAACAACACGGGATCAATCCCAAGTCCGTCACAGACGTTTTCTCCCCAAACAGAAGGGAGCGACGTATTCGGATGCAATTTTTTTACTTCTTGCTTGCTGACAACATCGCCGCTTGCTCGAATTCGATAACGTATCATTTAACTTGTCTCCTCGGCATTTGTTGCCTCCCGTGGCGTAGTATTTATTGCCGCTCTCGCGGGTGCGTTGCTCGTACCCACCGACCCCAAAACGCTTAGGCTGGAAGTGTTGCTTGCACTAACCGCCGTGAACTTACTATTTGCTCCAGCCCCTTGCCCGCAAGAAACGTAAGCAACCTTTGCCCCGGGGTCATACGCCACGCCTCTAGCCCCAATGAGATTCGTGTTGTCTTTTAAAGTGTCAAGTAAAGAAATACTGCTTGGGTTGCTAATGTCAAAACACATTAGCCCGTATTGGTTATATTGGGCAATGGTCACAAATGCAATTCCTGCTTCTAGATCTATCGCAATATCGTAATTGTCTCCAGACGAAGTTCCTGCGGCCGTATCTAAAATAGCCATACTGCTTGTGTTGGCTATGTTTACTGATACGATACCGCCATTCGCCGCGACAAAAGCAATATTGTTGCTTTCATCTAATTTGATTGCCCCCGCATTACTTAAACTGGCGCTGCTTAAAGTGCTGACGTGTGCGGGATTTCCCGTTGTGACTCTCCAGCAATACATTGCGGTATGGTCTACCGAAAAGCAATGATCTATGCCTCTATGATTCGCAATTCCCATAGATGATCTGTACGCCGTAGATAGCTCATCTCCGGTTTCACTCGGGCTGGTAGGATCGCTTACATCATAAGCAATGATCCCGCCGGGGTTTGAAAATACCGATCCATAAGCAACGTCGCGAGTCGGGTCAATGTCGAGATATTTGAGGCCGTCTTGCTGTGCGAGCGCCCCTGTAATGGAAGGCGAGCTTGGGTTTGAGACGTCTATCACCGCGATACTGTCGTCCTCACAGCAAATAAACGCACGACCGTTAGTGATGTCGAGTTTAGCCCCAAAAGGCTTCGTCATAGCCGCTGAACTGGCTAGTGTCGCAAGTATCGACATATTGGTCGGGTCTGATATGTCTATGGTATGGACGCCGCCGCCGCTATCCTCAAAGGGAACGACAGCAAGGTCAGCGGCGACAGTTTTTGCGCCCGACGCCGCAAGTAGTTTTAAGGCTCCGTTACTCATTAGCCCATCGCCTGTCCAGCAGTAAAGCCGTAATAAGTGGTGCCGCCGTCTATTGTGAAGAAGACAAAAACGTCTACCCCATTATTAGTAGCCGTCAGTGTAGGCGCTGTTGCCGCCGCCCAATCAACGCTAGAGGGCCATGTAATGGCTCTAGCAGAACTGTCTTGAATTACCTTCAGCACAAACATAGAGGCTTTGCCGCTTGCCGCAGGGTTGCTAAATGTGTAGGTGACGTTCTCGGTCAGGTCGTGCAAAAACGAATTACCGTCACGCAGGTTAAGTGTCGCCGCATTAGAGCTAGAGGTTATTGTCGTAGACTCATCAATGGTGCCGTTGTCAAAGGTAACAACTCCGTTGGCATCTGCCGTTACAGCCTTCGATGCTTGAGACAGGCCAAGCGTGGTGATGTCGAGATAATTGACCTCTGCCGCCGTCGCTGTCACGCCGTCTAAAATATTAAGCTCTGCGGTGGTGCTAGTTACGCCATCAAGAATGTTTAACTCCGCCGTCGAGCTTGTGACTCCATCAAGAATGTTTAACTCCGCCGCAGTCGAGGTAATCGACGTGCCTGCAATTTGCAGGGTTGTGCCATTTACTTCGCCAGATGAGCCGTAAATTACAGCCTTGGAGTTGACAATCGTGCCCGCGCTAGAGCCGTCGATAAGATTAAGCTCTGCGGCAGTCGAGGTGATTGAGGTGCCCGCGATCTGCAAAGTTGTACCGTTCACCTGTCCAGAAGAGCCGTAAATGACGCCCTTTGAATTTACAATCGTGCCAGCGCTTGACCCGTCAACAAGATTCAATTCGGCGGCGGTAGAGGTCACGCCGTCCAGAATGTTGAGTTCTGCGGCGGTGGATGTGACAGACGTGCCGCCAATCGCCAAAGTAGTCGCATCGATTTTGGTCGCGGCCAGCGAAGTATTGGCATCGACAACTGCGGCACCCGATCCCGCGCCGTCCAAATAAACGATAGCCGAGTTTCCTTTGGCGATGGTAACGGTGCCGCCTGACCCCTGCTTGATTGTGATTGACTGAGTACCCGTCGTGGCGTTTTCAATGTACATCACGCGCGATACGGTGTTTGGCGCGATGGTCAACTCGCGGGTAGCAGAGAGGGTCGCTCCCGACGTGACTTTAAAGTACATCGCACGAGCGGGATCAGTAGAGCCGTCAGCGATGGTGGTGGTCGCGTTGGCGTCACTTGCAAACGCCGCCTGCGTTCCAAATCCCAAAGATTCGCCGATCAACTCTAAATTTGTGTTGGTGGTGGTGCCCCACGTTCCAGAGCCCTCACCCGTGTTAAGTTCTGTGAGCCTTAAGTCGTTGACATAGGTTGGCATTTTAAAATCCTCTTAGCGCTCTATCTGAGTATAGTTTGGAGACTGAGCAGTCGCAACGTGAATATAGTTCGGTGTCTGTCCAGTATCAATCGGAAACCACAAAAACATCGACCCCACGGAAGCAGTCATGGAAAGTCCCGTGACCGGCGCGTCGATGCTAATTGAAGCAATAACACTGCCGACAGAAACAGTAGAACTTAGGCCGGTTACGGAGATATTGGTGTTTTGAGTAACCGAAACGGTGCCGACGCCAGCCGTCATGGCTAAGCCTGTCACCTCTATAGGGTCTTCTTGCCCCCACGGTCCAGATCCCCAAGCCTCTCTGCCCCAGCCATTTTGCACCTCGTGATTTTCAAGAGCCGTAGCTGTTCCGAGACCAGATGTGATCCCGAGCCCAGAGACCGTTATATCGGCTTGGGCAATGGTAGTTACGCTACCAAGACCAAATGAAGCGCCCAATCCCGTGACAGAAAAACTTTTGGGTATTGAGGCGACAGCGGTGCCCAAGCCAGAAGTTATTTGAAGCCCAGCTACCTCTGCGTTAAAAATACTGAATGCGCTGGCGGTGCCGAGGCCCGAGGTGACTCCCAGACCCGTGGGGGCAACGTCGGCATTTGCCGCAGGAGTGGGACTGCCTAGACCCGACGTGATCGCAAGCCCCGTCACTTCTACTGGCGCTTGCTCTCCCCAAGCCCCAGATCCCCAAGCCTCTCTGCCCCAGCCTTGAATGCTTGCCATAAAAATTTCGTGCGGTTAATTTGCAGTCAATATCATACAGCGTTTCTATTCTTTAGTAACAGCCTGCAATCCACGCCGAGGGAGCAAAATGCGCTCAATTGACTTGTAATGAAACTTGCGATCTTTCTGTAACGAGTTCATTTGCTTCGCAATTTGATGATAAGACAGCTTTCGTTTCCGCATTTTTTTCATCACCTCAATCCATCGTTGTTGCTCTGGATCTGGTAAAAGCCTCTTTCTCATCTTGCCGTCAATTTCGACACCCTCGGTTTTGTAGCCGTAAGGCAACCTGCCGCCCAAGTAATATCCTTTCGCCGCCCACTCCATCCGCCCATCTTCGATGATGTCCAACTCGCGCGCCCGAGCCAAGCCATCTGCGGCTTTCAGCGCCATCAGAAAAGCCTGATGAATCTGATCAGAAAAATCCACATGATGTTCAATACCCTTGAT